CCAACACACGAACCTTGGGCACGTCCACCTGGTCAAGAAAACATTGAAGATGCAAGAAAGTTAAATGTTGCTCCAACTAATGAAAACATATCAGTCAATACTAGTACAAATCGCGTTGCAGCAACTTCACTTCCGGGAGTATCTGAAAATCCAGTTCAGGAGATTGCGCCTCAACGGTTTAGTCCCGATAAAGGCACGTTGCAAACGATTCCTAAAAATTTACGCATAACTGCTGCACAAATTGACGCACAGCCGGATCCACCGGGCGCTATTGGCAATTTAACTGTGTTACAAACAAAAGCACTGTTTGCACAACTTGCACTACGTGAGAGTAGCTTGCGCTATAATATTGCTGGTGGCAGAACCAGGGCAGGAGTTTACACAGGAAATTTCCTAGGCAAATATCAAATGGGTGCCGAGGCCTTAGCTGGTACAGGATTCATTGATGAAAAACGTTTACAAACAGACTACAAAGGTAGACCTACATATGCAGTCCGTGATGACAGTGTTTGGCTTGGTAAAAATGGTGTTAATTCCAAAACAGACTTTTTAAACAACGGCGCTGCCCAGGAAGCAGCTATGTACTCCTTTACTAAAACTCAATACACCGAGCTGGTTAAAAACGGTACTATTAAATCTGGAGATTCACCGGAAGAAGTTATGGGCAAGCTAACTACGGCTCATTTACTAGGGACCGGCGATGCAACTAAACTATTCAAAACCGGAGTTGACTCTAATGATGCCAATGGTACTTGGGGTAAATCTTACTACGAACTGGGACGTCATGCTGCAAACGTAGCATCTAATATAGAGTATACTAGAACATTGGCATCAAAATAACAGGAGTATTTGACATGGCAACTTATTTGGGATTTTCTACCGATAGTAAATTTAAAAACTTCAAAGTCACTGATTTTGAACTGGCAGTTGAGGATTTACTTAATCATTTCAACATCAGACTTGGCGAAAAGCTCATGAATCCTAAATTTGGTTGTGTGGTTTGGGATATGTTGTTTGAAAATTTTACTGATGAAGTTAGAATATTGGTCATGGACAACATTGGCGAAATTGTCGATGCTGAACCACGTTTGAATTTAAACGATATCAGCGTAGAAGAATATGATCAAGGACTGCAAGTAAACTTAGAACTAGAGTACATAGAAACATCAATGGCTACCAATCTCAGTGTGTTCTTTGATCAAAACAGTGACAAAATTTATGTCGCAGGGTAAGTTAAATACGTTGATAACGATAACCCATAAATATTTGATACCTACCTTGGAACAATAATGGCTAGCTCATCTCGACAGCAATCACTACTAGTAGCTGAAGATTGGAAAAAACTGTATCAGACTTTTAGACAGGCTGATTTCCAAAGTTTCGACTTTGAAACCTTGCGTAAGAGCATGATAGACTATTTGAAGCTGTATCAGTATGAAGATTTCAACGATTTTATTGAAAGCAGCGAGTATGTTGCACTGATTGACTTGATTGCCTTTTTAGGGCAAAGCATTGCGTTTAGAGCAGATCTAAATGCACGTGAAAACTTTATCGACACTGCTGAGCGTAGAGACAGCATATTAAAGCTGGCTAGGCTAATCAGCTATAGCCCTAAACGCAATAGTCCAGCCCAAGGTTATTTAAAAATTCAAGCTGTTTCTACCACAGAGATTTTAACAGATTCAGCTGGTAATAATTTATCAAACCAGGTAATCAACTGGGCGGACTCCAATAACGACAATTGGCAAGAACAGTTTAATACCATATTCAATGCTGCCATGGTCTCAACCCAGCGCATAGGTAACCCTGCAGCAAAGACCACACTGGGGTCAGTTAACTATCAGCAATACCAACTGCTACTACCCACTGGTACAGCGCCAGTTTATACATTTTCTTCTATTGTGCAGAGTATTAGCACCAAATTTGAAATTGTGGGCACTACAATTGAGGACGGTGTACTACGTGAATCGTATCCGTCAACTCGTGGAGTATTTGATCTACTTTACAAAAACGACGGGCAAGGCACACAATCCAACAATACTGGGTTTTTTGTAAGATTTACACAAGGGCAGTTATTAAGTCAGGATTTTAATATTCCTGAAAGTATAAGCAACAGAATTGTACCAGTTGATACTTTTAATATTAATGAATTTGATGTATGGTTGTTTGATGTTGATTCTACTGGTGCTAGCAATACGCTATGGAAAAGTGTACCTGCAGTAGCCAATAGCAATATTGTGTACAATACATCTGGTACTTTTACTAAAAAGGCCTATCAAATCACTAGTAGGAACAATGATCAAATTGATTTGAATTTTGGTGATGGAAATTTTGCACAGATACCTGTGGGCAATTTTAGGGTTTACTACAGAGTTTCCAATGGACTTACCTACAAAATTTTACCCATAGACATTGTAAGAATACCTATTGTTATTAACTATACAAGTAGAACTAACCAAATTGAGACTCTTACTATATCGGTTAGTTTAACAACACCGGTAACTAATGCCAGTGCTAGAGAGACTATTGAGGAAATTCGCCAACGGGCTCCACAACAGTACTATACACAAAACCGCATGGTCAATGGGGAAGACTATAATATTTTTCCTTATACCAAATTTGCAAACATTGTCAAATCTAAATCAGTTAATAGAACCAGCAGTGGTATAAGTCGATATCTTGATGTTATCGACGTTACTGGCAAGCATTCCACAACTAATATTTTTGGCGATGACGTTATACTTTATGCAGACAGTACTGTAGACTCGTTTACATTTGAATATGCGACTGATGCTGAAGTTGCAAATATGATAAGTTCACGGCTGAACCCCATAATGGCCAGTCGAAACATGCTGCATTTTTATTACGCTAACTTTAGCCGAGCTAGTTCTTCACTGGTGTGGAATCAAAGTACGTTTGGCACAAATCAATCTACTGGATACTTTAGACGCCTAGGACAAAGCCAACCCGAGCCAATTGGGGCAAAATATTCTAATACAATAGTAAACGGTACGCTGATTAAATTTGCTGCTCCTACTGGCAAGTATTTTGATCTTGACAATAATCTAGTAACAGGTACACCAAATCTTGCAATTGGGCATAGACTTCATATATTTTCTACAGTTGTGACCTTGATTGATGATGGCACTAATTCAGGCCAAGGTAATTTTGCCGACGGTACAGGTCCGGTGTCTTTAAATGAAAAAATACCCAGTGAGGCAATCATTGCTGAATTTATTCCAGTCTGGAAAAACAGTTTTACTGCTGATGTTGTCACCAGCATTATCGCAAATGTGCGAAACAAAAAAACGTTTGGACTAGGATTTGATTCAAGAAACAGTATATGGTTTGTGACCTCTACGCTACTATCCGGCACCACTGTGTTTAACGAATCAACTAATCCTTGGTTATTTAAATTTGACTATGCATCAAACGTGTACACTGTGTCTTATAGATCTTTAAAATACATAGTAGAAAGTGCATTGCAAACTCGTTTTTACTTTGACTCAAGACTAAAGATTTTTGATTCAAAAACTGGACAATTGGTAGTTGATCAAGTTAAAATTTTAAAAGCCAACTCTCAGCCTGACAGCGGACTCCCTTATTCGCAAGACCAAATTTGCTATGTGATTTCACAAGTTGTAGAGTCTGATGGCTATGTTGACACTACTAAAATTGAAGTATCATATGCAGACACTGACAATGATGGTGTACCTGATGATCCAGACTTTTTTGAAAACATTGTATTTTCAAAATCTACCAGTGATGTATCTGGATTAGTTACTCGTGCCAATTCAGCACGGGGATATATAAAAACATCGTTGGTTTTTTATAAAAAAAGCACAGACCAATATGCGTATGTGCGCTGGACACCAATAGCTAAAGGAGTAGTGCTTATCTATGCAACAAAAGCAGCTATTGAGGCAGTAAAAAATCAATACACAGTTGGGCAGCTTTTTTATTCAACTGGTACTAGTGCGATATACCAATCTGTTCTAAATGCATCCAATGCTATTGTATTAAACGACGTAACTGTGGACTACTTGATTCGTGAAGGACGCCAAAACTTATTTTTCCAATACAAACATAATAGCCCGCACACTAGAAGAATAGATCCTAGCCCAATCAATATTATTGATTTGTATGTATTAACCAAACAATATGATAATGATTATCGTTTATGGGCTCAAGACAGCACAGGCATGACCGATAAACCAACTCCGCCAACGTCAGAAGAGCTAGCAGCAAGTTACAGTGATCTAGACGAATACAAAATGACCAGCGATACTATAATTTTTAATACCGCTAGATACAAACCTATTTTTGGAGCCGATGCCGCTCCATCACTGCGAGCTGTTTTCAAAGTTGTTAAAAATCAAAATACTTTGGCCAGTGACGCTGAAGTGCGGTCAAGTTTGATTTCAGCAGTGAATACGTATTTTGCAATTGAAAATTGGGACTTTGGTGAAACATTTTACTTTAGTGAAATGGTTGCGTATTTGCATCAACGATTAGCTACTATTGCAAGCAGCATAGTAATTGTGCCAGCCCAATTGAGTCAAAAATACGGAGAGCTGCAACAAATTAATGCTGAGCCCGATGAGATTTTAATCAGTACTGCTCGTGTTGAGGATGTTACAATTATTTCTTCAATCACTGCCGTTCAATTAAATTCACTTCCATCTAGCACTTAATTATGGCTCAAAAGAAAACCACAAACTTACTACCACGTAAGTTTAGAACTAGCGCAAACACAAAATTTCTTAATAGCGTAGTTGAGCCATTAATTTCTGAGCCTGAATTAAGACGAATTGATGGTTATATTGGTCAACATCTAACTAGATCTTATCGTGTTGGCGATGGATACGTACAGGAAGATTCTTCAGCACGCCAACACTATCAATTTGAACCCACGCTGATAGTTAAAGATGTTACTACAGAGAAAACTAAATTAACTGTTGGTTATACCGAGCTGATTGACAAATTGCGTTATTTAGGTAATACAGTAACAAACGAAAGTTTGTTATTTGAACAGCCTTACTATAATTATCATGGAAATTTTGACATTGACAAATTTGTTAACTACGCTCAATATTATTGGGTGTCGGGCAGATTGCCGCCAGTAATTATTACAGACACAAATACTATTGACATTGTTAGTGATATTTTATCCAACTCTACTTACACAAGTGCAAACAACGTAGTTTTTACCAATGGACTACTGGTTAAATTTAGGACACTAACAGAACCTGCAAGTTATCAAAATCAAACTTACTATGTAGAAGGGGTAGGCTCTGGTATTAAATTAGTAAACATTAACTCTCTAATAACACCTGAACCTTTTGTAACCTACGTTCCTGCTCCGTACGATATATTTCCTTATGATGTTGATGGTTATGATGTAAATCTAAATGATCCACAATATCCTGAATATTTTGTTATTAACAGAGCCGATCAATCACTTAATGCATGGGCTAGGTGTAATAGATGGATGCACATAGATGTCTTACGAGCATTTGAAAATTATCAAAATAGTCAAATTGACTTGTCAAAGTATGCTAGAGCTACCAGGCCCATAATTGAGTTCAACGCCGACATTGCACTATTTAATCACGGTGTTAATTTTTATGGTATGGTTGATCTAATAGACACAACCACAACCGATCCGCTCAGTGACGCTAACTATACTGGGGTAGAAAACTCAACTATTGCTAAACTAATAGACACTGTACCGGTACAAAACAGCTATAGAATAATTTTTACTGCAGCATTAGATCCCGATGTAAAAAATAAAATCTATACTGCACGTATTGGTAACTTTGGCAGTGACGGTGCTGCTAGAATTAGCTTAACAGCAACTACAACTCCCTTACTTGATAATTCTAGTTTATTGGTAAAACAAGGGGCAAATAAAGGGCGTACTTTTGTTTATAGAAACAGTGTGTGGAGTCTAGCACAACAAAAAACTCGAGTAAATCAGCCACCACTGTTTGATTTATTTGACACAGACGGCAACAGCTATTCTGATACTGCTTATTACCCTGCAAGCACATTTTCAGGTACTCTGCTATTTTCTTACAAGTCCGGTACAGGGACCACAGACCCGGTGCTAGATATGGCACTGTCTTATCGCAATATTGGCAATATTGGTGACATTCAATTTGAAGATTTTATAACCACCGGCACGTTTAGTTATCTAGGAAACAGTAGCATGTCTACTGAAGCAGGCCAAATTAAAATTGCTGGGGAACTAACCAGTAACTGGTTACCAATAGTACAAAATTCTTTTCAACGACAAATTTTTGAATTTGTAGTTACAAATACCGATCCTTATATTATTGACATTGTTCCTAAAAATCAAAAACAATCAATAGAAATTAATGTCAATGGTAGATTTTTAAATAGAGACGAGTTTACTTACAATACTGTTACTCGTGCAATATCTTTTGTCACAGATTTAACTGTGGGCGATTTTGTTAGTGTATTGGTTCACAGTGATCAAGTGTCCAGCACTGCTTACTTTGAACTACCGTTAAATTTAATCAACAACAGTGATAATCAAGATATTTCAACAGTAACACTAGGCCAATTGAGAAACCACTTTGTTTCCCAATACAGAAATTATCTTGGAGCCGATAACTCATTTCCAGGAACATTATCTGTTCGTGATTTTCCCGCAAGTTCACGTGTGAACGGCACTATTTTACAACACAGTTCTCCAGTAGCACCGGCGATGTTTTTTTTAACTAGCAGTGATTTTGATTTTGTTGCTAGCGTCGAACAAGCCCGTACTGCCTACAGTTTTTTCAAGAAACGGTTTTTAGATGCTGTGTCAACATTAGGTGATTTAGATTTTGACGACATACCTGCAGCAGTAGATACTGCATTAGACTACATTAATCAAAACAAGTCGCCAGACATGCCTTATTACTATAGCGATATGGTACCAACAGGCAGCGAAGTTTCTAAAACTACATATACGGTACTTAATACAGCCCAAGAAAGTTATGGCATTGAGTCAATATTTGACAGCACCGTGCCGTCGGGACGAGCAGTATTGGTTTATTGTAACAATGTTCAATTGGTTCAAGGTCGAGACTACGACTTTGACACTGCTAGGCCTGGCATTAAAATGTTGACCACACTGCCTTACAATTCAACTTTAGAAATACGTGACTATGCATCCACTGATGGTTGCTATATTCCTGAGACCCCTACAAAAATGGGACTTTGGCCATCTGCAATACCTGAAATAACAGTTGATAACAGTTTTCGCAATGAACAAACTGTAGTTGTTGGACACGACGGCAGTAGAACTATTGTGTTTGGTGACATGCGTGATAACATGGTACTAGAATTAGAATTGAGAATTTACAATAATATCAAACGTCAATTTGATACTGCTAAGTTGGATTCGCGTGAAATTGTTCCTGGAGCATTTAGATCAACCGGGTTCACTATTGATCAAATCAATGCAGTACTAGCTCCTTATTATTATAGATGGAAAGACGAAAACAATCTCAACATTGAATCAGCTAGTTTTTTTAAAAACAGCGACGCTTGGACTTGGAACTACTACAATCAATTAGCCAAAGACAATTCTCGTCTTACAGGATCGTGGTCCACAGTATTTCGTTATTGGTATGACACAGCAGAACCCAGTACTAGACCTTGGGAAATGCTAGGCTATAGTTCTAAACCTGCTTGGTGGAACGGCAAGTATGGCCCTGCCCCGTATACCGCTGGTAATACCATATTATGGGATGACATACGTGATGGTGTACAGACTGACAACGATGGTACAACACACATTAACCGCTTGTCTGCTAGACCTAACATTTACAGCTATTTGCCAGTTGACGACCAAGGTCAACTGCGTACACCTTTAGATATATTTGTCAAAGTGTTTAATGGAGCGATAACCAACACTGTTTATGTTTTTGGTATGGGTGACCCTGTAGAAAACAGTTGGCGTCGCAGTAGCGACTACCCGTTTGCTTCACAAATAGCTATGGCCGTACTAAAACCAGCAAAATATTTTGCTCAGTTCGCATCATGAGCGATTTAGCTCAAATAAATATTTAATAATATTAGGCTTTTGTCAGTATGGCTTTGAAAAATTTTCGCAAGTCCAGCGTTGTAGTTAACGGTGAAACTAACTCAACAGGTGCAGTTTCGCGAGCTGCAGGATATGTCAATTGGATAGCTGACAATTTAAGAAAAAATTTCCAAGCTACCGGCACAATTACCAAATCACTTGCAAAAACCAGTATTCAACTCAGTTATCCTCTTGGCGGGTATTCAACTAAACGCTATCTAACTGTGATTGGTGAACAAAGCTCTCCAGCAGCAACCAGTAACGGTATACTGATTCCCGAAGATGATTATGAAATATTTTTGCATAAAAGTCAACCCGTTGCACAAATTGTCTACAGTGCCGTAGTAGTTAAAAAAACCAATTTGGGCTACAGTGTATCTGGATACAATACTGCTCGCCCGTATTTTACTATAATTCCCTCAGTTATTTCAAATAACAGCTATTCAATTTCAGTGGACGGTGTTGGGGCTGTAGTTTACAACGACTATGAATCTTACACTGTAGATCTTGCTTACAATACTGAGTTTACTACTATTCAACAGGTTGTAGATTTTTTAATAAGCTATCAACGCTATTTGACCTCAACGGGCGTACTTTTTGTTGATACTTCGCCAACGCTCAAAGAAATGTTGAATTTCACATTAAGTGCCAAGGAGTTTTTAACTTGGCATCTACAAGGGTGGAAAGAAAACAACCTCATTGTGTTAAGTCCTGTAGCCGACACATTAAAAGTTAATTTATCTAATGGCACTACAGACCGTATACAGCATAACAAACTATATAGTCGAGTGTTGGATCAGAACTTTAATATAGTTGAAAATAAAGATATTGATGTAAATCGTTTTGATAACTTTACTTCGATATTTTGTAAACGAGTAACAACTATTGGCTTGGTAGTTTTAGACGTAGTTGAGTATGAACACCAAATTATTTTTAACAATGTAACTCAATTCAACGATATTATATATCAGCCTGAGCTAGGTAATAGACAGTCAAGATTAAAAATTTCAGGGATAAAAACTGACAATTGGTTGGGCACTTTAGACGTTCCCGGGTTTATTATTAATATTGCTGATGTTAATAATTGGTCAGCTGACCAAGTATATTCTGTTGGTGACATTGTCAAATACAAAGTTTTTTATTATGTAGCTTTAGAAAACAATACTGGATTAACTTTTAATTCTAGTGTTTGGCAACAAATAGATTATAATCAAATCAATCAAACTCTACTACCAAATCTTTCTACATTGGCCACAATGAGTCGAGATTATTATGATGCCAATAGTTTAAATTTAAACGAATCTATTGACAGCCATGCTCGTGGATTGATCGGCTTTAGATCTCGGCCGTATTTTAATGAGTTGGGAATTGATTCAGTAAGCCAAACTAAATTTTACCAAGGTTTTATACGAAACAAAGGTACAGTGCCATCTTTGTCGGTTTTAAAGCACGTTAATTTTGGAAAACTAACAAATACTGTTGACATTTACGAAGATTGGGCATTTAGAGTTGGTGAATACGGTGGCACTGACGTTAATCAGTTTATTGAAATTGCTCTTGAGGAAGCAGTCTTTTCAGCCAATCCCGGGATTGGAGAATTTGTTGACACTCCCAATAATAGTACTACTCAGCAAATCACTGTTTCCAGTTTGTATAAAAAGCCCTTTAATTTTACTGCGCTTGACATTGCAGAAGACTATCTAGAGTATCGTGAAGACTCAATTCGCAGTGCTGGATATGTTGATCCTGATGATGTTAATGCTAGTATTTTTGACATACAAGATCTATCATCCAACAACTTGTTGTCTGAAGTATACCCCGGCTATGTGTTTTGGTGTGCCTTGGATTATACCAGGACCTGGAATGTTTTCAGGGTGTCTGACACTGGGTTAACTTTTAAAGAAGTTAGCAACATGCTGGACCAACTGCTAATGATTGAGTTTAAAGACATACATCAGTTAGTGCCTGGCGATATTGTAGCTGTTAAAAATTTCAGTACGCTTATTGATGGCTTTTATCAAGTTGACTCAACGCCTACAATAGATTCTATTATAGTTGTTAGTAATAAAAATTTACAAGGGTTTACGTCTACTACTGGCACTGGTGTATTTTACAAAATGGTACCCTTGCGCTATTCTAACATTGAGGATAGTGTCAAGTTCACCCCGCAAAACAATTGGCGTGAAAACGAAAAAATTTGGATCGACAATTACAGTGATTCTAAAAAATGGGCAGTTTTAGAAAAACACTCGCCTTGGAACTTTGAAGAAAACAAGTCATTGTATTCAACAGAGGCATTGTTAACTGGTTTTGGTGGCTCGCTAGCAACAGAAAGTACTGGTACTTATGTAATATCAGGTACCAATAGTAAAAAAGTATTTGTTTATAAGCGAAATAGCAACACTGGCAATTATGCTGTTCATCAAACTTTAACAAATGCCTACACTGGTAATATCAGCTTTGGGGCAAATGTTGACTATGTTAATTCTATACTAGCTGTTGGAGATCTAGGATTTGCTAGTTCTGGGGCAGTTATACTGTACCAAAAAAACAGCACAACAGATCAATTTGAACCCGGACAGTTTATTGCCCCAGTGCTGGGAAATACTTCAAAATTTGGATTTTCTTTTGTTCTAAGCACAAACTACTTAATAGTGGGTGCACCTGGTATTAATACCATTTACATCTATAAAAGAGAAAGTCAAACTGCGTACTCTTTGGCTGTGCCAACTCCTGGTTCTACAATAAGTATGCAGATTGTTCCTACAGCAGCAAATTCTATTATACTAATAACTGCTGCTGGCACTATTATTTCTCCAAGAACATATACTGTATCAGGATCAACTATTACATTTAGTGTAGTACCCACTACTGCTTACACCATATATCAACGCAGCTATTATTTTAGAGAAGCTCAAATTATCAATGATAAAAGTGTTAGTGGACTTACCGATTTCTTTGGCTACAGTCTCGATATAAATGCCACAGAAGACAAAATTTATGTTGGCGCTCCCTACGCAGATGTTAGAAACGAAACAACGCAAAAGGATACTGTCAATGCGGGGCGAGTAGTTGCTTATCATTTGTACAGCGGGTATTTTCAGTTTATGCAGAGAATTGAGCCTACAATACCTGAAGTCAACGGGGAATTTGGTTCTGCAGTTAAAGCCAGCAGCGACGGCTGTTCGGTATTTGTAGGAGCACCAGGTGTTAGTTTTGTTGACACATATAGATCTGGTCAGTTGTACAGATTTGTTAACTTAGGGCGAACTGTGGGTACTGTGTCTACAGTGCCAATAACTGGAAATTTAATTGCAGCTGGCACTATTGTTATTAATGGTGTTGAAGTTTTAGTTAGTGGCAGTATTGAAAATGTTAAATCCCAAATCGACGCTGCTAGTATACCCTATATCAGTACTTCCGTTTCCAACTCAATTTTAACTATTAGTTCAAGTTCGTTAATTGAGTTTGATAAATTAAACATTTTACCGGGACTTTCTGTTAGGCCAAAACTTGATGACCCGTTCGTTGAATTGGGACTAGCTGTTTTCACCGAACAGCAAGTCATTCCAAATCCAATTAATAGAAACCTCAGTAGATTTGGAGAAGAACTAGATTTAAGCAACAACAATATGCAGTTGTTTGTTTCTTCTCCACACGCTACAACTATATTAGATACAATTTTTGATGACGAAACTTGTTATTTTGATTCAGCTGCAACTATATTCCGTGATCAAGAAATTGACAGTGGTAGTGTTTGTGTATTTGAATTTATTAAGCCACTTGTACCTACATTGACTAATTCAGGTAGTTATATTTTTGGTCAACAGTTGGAATCGGCTGCTGTTAGTCCTGGAGATTTATTTGGTTCGTCTCTAGCTGTTGCTAACGAAACAGTGTTTGTAGGTGCACCTGGTGACGATATACTTCACGGCACTGACAATCGCGGCCGTATCCAATTGTTTAGCAATCCTGGCATTGACTCACTATGGAGCCCAATAAAAACTGCTGCTCCATTGATCAACGTAGACAAAATTAATCAAGTATACCTTTATAATAAAAAGACTGGTATTATATCGTCAATGCTGGACGTTGTTGATCCTATCAAAGGTAGAATTCTAGGAATCGCTAGACAAGACATAGATTTTATATCATCGCAAGATCCTGCGGCATACAATAGAAGCAGTGGCCTTGACCTATTGGGCGATGCTCGTGTAAACGACAATAATTATTGGGCTGAAAAATATGTAGGACGCTATTGGCTTGACACTAGTCAAATTAGATTTGTGGACTACGAGCAGCAAGATGTAGATTATAGAAAAAATCATTGGAATCGGTTGTTTGACGGTAGTGCAGTGCATGTATATCAATGGATCAGTTCTGACGTACTACCTAGTTTTTACAGTAATTATTACCGTGGTGACCCTAAATATCTTGAAGACCAGTCATATGTCGTGGATTACATCATTGACAAAAACACCGGTGGATCACGAGCAAGATATTATTTTTGGGTTAGGGATTACAATCTAATTCCTGACAACAAAGGGCTAAGTACCACGGCTATTGAAGAACTTATAGAAAATCCCAAAGCCTCAACGATTCCTTATATTGTATTTTATTCACCTACTGCTTTTGGGTTATATAACACTGACAGTTATATCGATGGCGAAAATACTGTTTTGCATATTGATTACGATCAACAACCAAACGACAGCGTTATACATGCAGAGTATGAGCTGGTACAAGAAAATAATAGCACCAGCAATCCTCCATCAAGAATCCTTAAAAAATTCATTGACAGTTTAGCTGGGATTGATTCTATAAACAATCCAGTACCGGATCCAGCTCTTAAAGTATCTGAACGTTACGGACTAGATATTAGACCTAGACAAACACTGTTAATTGATCGCACAGCAGCACTTGAGGTTTTAGTTAACCAGGCTAATGCTGTGTTAGCTCATTTATTTGCTGCTGAACGCATTGTCGGGACTGACTTTTTCTACACGCAAGGAACACAGGACGCTAGAAACTTTTGGCGTTATGCGGCATGGACCGCTGAAGGGTATGATACCACAACCAAGCCGCAATACACTGTTGCTAAATTTGCTGATATTCAAAAAAGAAATTATGCTGTTGGTACCATAATAAAAGTAACCAACAATGGCGATCGCTATGCTATTGTAAAAACAACTGCCGATGGGTTTGATCTTCAAGCGCAAGAGCGTGGTACTATTGAGTTATTGCCTGCAATTTATCAAACTGCTACTACACAAACTGCAGTTAGAAAAGTTATAGAAAGTTTATTCTACGATTTGTTGATTGAAGACTATGCGGTATACGCTAATAAATTATTTTTTGTTCTAGTTAAGTATGCATTGCGCGAGCAAAAATACATTGACTGGGCATTTAAAACCAGTTTCTTAACTATTAATCACGACGTAACTCAGTTTGAGCAATGGCCTAACTATCAGCCGGATAACTCTACATACTTAATTGACTATATTAGCGAAGCTAAACCTTATCATACTAAGATACGTGAATATCGCCCCAAATATAATGGAATTACTACAGCAGGCGTAGCAGCCACTGACTTTGATCTGCCAGCATACTATGATGCCGATCTTGGAGTATTTAGATCGCCGTCGGGAGAAACTGTTGGTGATTCTAGTCTTTGGGCTAGCCAACCAGAATACCAAGAATGGTACAACAATTATAAATTGGTTTTAGCTTCTGTAAGTATCAGCATTGCTGGTACTGGATATTATACTCCACCAACTATAACTATTACTGGTGGCGGTGGCACAGGGGCAACTGCTCGAGCAGTGGTCAGTGGAGGATCTATTGTAAGAGTGGTTGTAGTTAATCCCGGGGCTAATTATACTAGTACACCTACTGTAACTTTGGCTAGAGCAGGCATTGATCGACAATTAAATGTCCAGTTAGTTGCCGCAGCACTAACAGACAAAATTTCAGGAAAACCTGTTGACACTGTATTAAATGCAGCATTTGATACTGTGGTTGGCGGATTTAAACTTGGTGATTTAACCAATAGTGGCATTATAACTAAAGATGACGTTGATCTTTTAAAAACTTACATTACCAATACTTTGACTGGACCTGAATTGACCACAGTCAACACAAAATTAACTGCTATTCAAAATTATGTAATAGCCAACAACGGAACCAACAATTTAAACGTTGATGCTGTATTGTCCGCTAAATTAAGCAACTCGTCAACTAGAACAATGTTTACACACTTATTGTTTGATCGTATTGCTTATACTGCAACCAATACTGACGTTGGGTTTGATTTGCAGTTGTTTGACGAGGACACTTTTGACGACGTTAATCCCGAAGCTGCTTACCAAAATGCACTGGATCGAGCTAGACAATACTATACCAGTAACCCTGGATCAGCAGGCCTTGACTACGCTCAATTGTTTTCTGGTATAGAATTTCCTGGATATAATGTTCAGGGTATTGGGTACACTGTTGGTAGTGGGTTTGACTCGTATGCTTATGAATCCGAAAACCCACCAGTGGGCTACAGCGGAACAGGAGATCAAAACAATCTAGCCGATATGATTTTGCAAGGGTCCTACAAGGATCTACTACTGGGAACTCGCGCAGAGGATATTGTGTTTGATGGCGGGAAATTTATTGATCCTGCACACAGTCATGCTCCTGAGGAAATGGTTCCGGGCATTGTATTTGACACACTGGAGATTAGAGTATTCCATAAATTTGCAGGGTCTAATAGACCAAACGTAACATTCAGAATGTTTAAAAACCTAATTGACCAGTACAGTTACTATAGAATGAGTGCAACAAATTCCACTAGACTGAGGCAGCCGTTGTTGATTGGCGACACTGAAATTTCTGTCGTGTCAGCTGCGGAACTAGACCTTCCAAGCCCGAATAGTGCTACCCCTGGTGTTATATTCATTAAGGGCGAACGTATTACTTATTTTGAAAGAGACACTGTCAATAATAAACTGCGTCGTATTCGTCGAGGTACTGCTGGCACAGGGGCCGCAGCAGTATATGCTAGTGATACAGTAGTTGTTGGATCGGGCGCTAGTCAAATATTAGCCGATGCACACACTACAGTATGGTACGATCCCCAAATTGGACTTGAAAACTCTACAACAGACATAGCTAAATTCTTAAAAGACCAGGATCATCCACCGGTGTCTGTAACCTGATAAATATTCCTATGAAACCCACACAAGATTCCCTATTTGATCAAAGCGGCATTTATGCTGAAGGGCATATCAAAATTTTTGACCCTGCCAGTCAGGAAGTATTCGTTGATAAACGAAATGCTATTCATTTTGAAAATTTCAGTGAAGCAATGGCACTGAGCTTGGCTCACAAAGGAACTGGATTTATACACGAATTGCATTTAGGCAATGGTGGTACTAGTGTGGATCCCACTGGGGTTATAACTTATTTGCCTCCCAATACCAATGGCTCGACTACGGACTTATACAACAAGACCTACTACAAAGTAGTTGACGCTACTAGTGCTTATAACACTGATACTAACAAAAACTATATGACTGTAAGGCATATCCCTGGTAAAGTCTATTCCGATATTGTAGTAACTACTACTCTAGAGTATGGGGAACCTACTGATCAAGCAGTTTTTGACAATTCGGTTAATCTAGATAACATTTATGTGTTTGACGAGTTGGGATTAAAGTCCTGGGGAGGAGCTCCTGGAACCGGTAAGTTGTTGACGCATGTTATTTTTCACCCAGTTCAAAAAAGTCTTAATCGATTAATTCAAATTGATTATACTATTAGAATACAATCATTAACTAACCTTACTAGCCAACTATGAGTTATCTCCTCGATAAAACCAACAATTCAAGTTCTAAGATCACCGTTGAAGATGGTACTATAGATAATACTTCTACTTCTTTGACTATGATTGGGAGGGCCTATAATGGTTGGGGTGAAGCGGTTAACGAAAACTTTTTAGCACTTTTAGAAAATTTTGCTAGTACTAGCAGCCCACGCAATGCTGTAACCGGGCAACTATGGTATGACACAGGCAATGCATGCCTTAAATATTTTGATGGTACTACACACAATACATTAGCAGTATATCCTACACTTAGCGAAGGATTTTTATACAATAACAGTTCAAATGTTAAGTCGTGGGTCAGTGTTTTCCCCAGTAACGCTACCGATGGAGTAAATTCTTACTTGCAAAGAACTACTACCGGTGCACTAATCTGGGTTTCCGGTACGTCATTGTTTACTGATGCATTGCCCGCCGGGAGTGGACTTTTAACAAAAAATACCAATGGTACTTATGGTTTTACAGCAGCGTACACATTGCCCACTGCTAGTACATCTGTACTAGGTGGAGTCAAAGTTGACGGGACCACTATTAGTATTAACAGCGGAGTTATCAGTGCTGTTAGCAGTGGCGGCGGCAGTTCATTACCTGGCAACGCTACAGGTTATTTGTACAACAACGGCACTGGTACACTGAGTTGGGGTACGCTTTCGGGCGGAAGTGGTGGCTCATCGTCCGTAGACGTACAAACATTTAACAGCACCGGCACTTGGACCAAGCCAAGTGGATACGCTATGGCGCGTATTCAAGTGTGGGGTGGTGGGGCAGGTGGCGGCAAAGGTGCAGCTGGTCGTGGTGGCGGTGGTGGCGGTTATAACGAAACTACAGTTCCTTTATCTTATTTGGCTTCAACGGTAACCATAACCGTTGGGGCAGGGGGACTTGGCAGAACCGGGACTGCAGGCAATGGTGGCAATGGTGGAACAAGCAGTGTCCCATTTTTGACCGCGTTGACCAATGGGTCAACCGCAATTTATGCTTATGGTGGGTCTGCTTATTTGCCTGGTCAATACAATTTAGGTGGCGGACAATTAGGAATTAACAATCCCTCTCCGGCAAATGTTAGCGGGTTTCTTATCTCCCCATTATGGAATGGTGGTGCTGGCGGTGAGTCCGCCAATGGATGCTGTGGAACCGCTGGTTTTGCAGGGACTGGCGCAGTTTTTGGTGGCGGTGGCGGCGGTGGCCAATCATTTGCTGGTGGTGCTAGTGTTTACGGCGGAGCAGGTGGCGGTGTTGGCGGAGCGAATGGCATAAATGGTAACGCACCTGCCGGGGGAGGGATGGGCAGTACTGGTGTAACCGATGGCGGAAACGGCGCCGCCGGCCGAGTGGTTATTACTTGTTGGGGTGGGGGAGGAGGATCTAGTCTTCCTAGTCAGACTGGCAATAATGGCAAGTATCTAACCACTGATGGCAGTGCATTGAGTTGGGACACCCCTGCTGGTAGTAGTACCGGTGGATTTGCCCAATTTGGGCTATGGTATAAATCTACCGCTGGCACAGAAACGTTTACAGTGCCGGCAGGAGTAACACTGCTTCGTGTTGCTATAAGTTCGGCATATGTTGTCGGGTCTGCAGTAGCTTATGGTTGGGTTACAGTGACCCCAGGGCAAACAATATCTGTAACAGTTGGTGACGGCGTCTCAGGCACCGCGGGAATATCAACTACTCCTGTTAACAATGGGCTGAGTAGTTTTGGCACTTATTTAACTGCTTCTCTCGTCCCAGCGGGCGGGGCAAGCTATTCGTTTAGCACCGGTGGCACAGCGAAGGTGTCAGATTATGATATTGGGATGGCCAATTATATTAGAAAGGTGACTGGTGGCGGTATCCTTACAGTTGATATTACTAGCAGTATTCCAGCAGTTCAAAATCAATCGTGGACTGGGGACACTCGTTATGATGGTTGGGTTATAGTAGAATATGGCGTCGGTGCCAGTGGTGGCGGCTCATCAGCCGCAGAAGTTCAAACATTTAACAGCACAGGTACTTGGACCAAGCCTAGTGGATGTAAAATGGCGCGTATACAATTGTGGGGCGGTGGTGGGGGCGGAAGCCGCGGATCTAGCGCCATTGGCGGCGCGGGTGGATCATATAACGAAATTATAGTTCCCCTTTCTTATCTAGCAGATACAGTTCCAGCAATTGTAGGTGCCGGTGGAGCAGTTTCTACAGTCGTTGGATATGGTAGTCAAGGCGGCGGCGGTACTTCCTCGTCTTTTGCATTAGCAACTCCTGTTAATGGTATGTCTACTGTGTATGGATATGGCGGAGGAGGTGGCTCTGGCCCTCCTCCTTCCCCATTCTTCAATCTTGGGGATAATGGCTGGAAGGGTGGTGCGGGCGGAACTTATGACACAGGGGATGCCGTTCCTGCTGGGTCATCAATTTTTGGAGGCGGGGGCGGCGGCAATGGACTTAGTATCGATCCCGGGGGAACTAGTCTTTACGGTGGAGCAGGGGGAAGTAGCATAGGATACCCCTCTACAGCAAATTTTAACGGACGTGTACCAGGGGGAGGCGGAGTAGCCAACGGTGGAAATGGCGCCGCCGGCCTTATCATTGTTACTTGTTATTAAGGGAATTTAAAATGAAAACTAATAATTATGCATATTATAATATTAGCAGCGGTTTAATTGAGAACGTAATTTACATTGAGGATTCGGTTGCTCCTACGCTACAGTGGCCCAACGGATATGCCATCGTGGTAATTCCAGACGGATTGAGTGGTGAGTGGTCAACTTGTGGCATTGGCTGGAGTTACGTTAATGATCAATTTGTTGAACCAACAAAGCCTGATAATGTCACAACACAACCCACAGTCACTGGAGCAGACACGCTGTGATTGCTGTATTCCCAAAATTTTCAGTAGAACAGGATGGCACAACCATCAACGTTTACCACGCTGACAAGGGGCAAGGCCTGCCTAGGCATGATCACGTCTACAGTCATTTGGTATTTTGTCATGCTGGAAAAATTCTCGTAACTAAAGAGAACGTTCAGCGTGAAATGGACAAGAACAGTCGACCTGTAAATTTACTTGCTAGCCAATGGCACGAAATTGAAGCACTTGAAGAGGGCACAGTGTTTGTTAATATTTTTTCAACCCCAATTCCAAATAATATTTAATTATGGCCTATATACTTAACAAAACTGACGGAACCGCACTGGTCACAGTTGCTGACAACTCTACCACTGGGTCAGATTATTCAGTGACATTTATTGGTAAAAACTATTTGGCTTATGGCGAAGCTCTAAACGAAAGTTTGCTGCATCTATTAGAAAATTCGGCTAGTACCAGTGCAAATCGCCCAGTGACACCGGTTGTAGGGCAAACTTGGTACAATAAAACTGATGGGTCGTTGTATGTTTGCTCTCAAGAACGTGTTGGTACAACAGCAGCCCAATTCAAAGCACTAGCCAAGTCAAGTTACAGTTCAACAGCACCTGCGAATCCAACGGTTGGCGATATTTGGTTTGATGTTATTAATGGGTTTCTTAAGCTCTATACTGGTTCTACATCGGGATGGACCGTTATTGGGCCATCTAGTGCTAATTGGACACAGGCTACTGCTTCAGCACCAGACTACATTAAAAATAAACCCACAACTTTCCCTTCTGCATTAACTATCCAGAATGGGGGAGCCGTTGTTAGTGAAACTCCGCAAACTATTAATTTTACTGGTGCAGGTGTTACAACAACACTGGTAAGTGGGTCAACTACTAGTGTAGTAGTCAACATTCCCGGCGGTGGTGGCGGAGTGTCATTGCCTGCTGGTGCTACTGGATATTTGTACAACAATGGCAATAATACATTGTCCTGGTCTTCAGTATCTACTAGTACAGCACTGTCAAGTTTAACAGACGTTGATACTGCTGGCCTAGCTGTAGGAAACGTATTAAAGTATACCACAGTTAGCGGTGTTAGTAAATGGCGGCCTGCAGCTGGAGCAGCAGCAAGTACCAGTTTTACACTAGCTACTACAAACGGTAGTGCTAAGTCAATGGGGGTAGTATTGACTCCTGGCACTTGGCAAGTAATACTAGACACAAGACTAACCACTATCGATGATTATAATCAAGACGTTAATTTAACACAATCAGCAACAGTTGGGTCTGTTACAGTAACTACTAGTATTAGGACATATCGAGCTGGGGGGTCAGGGCATGGACGGCAGGGTCTTGGCGCGTCTGACATAGCAGTTGGTGAATTTACGCTTACTGTTGATACTGCTGTTACCATGTCAATGGCAGCCGCAGTTCCTGGGGACACTAGACTACAATCTCCAGTTGGCTCTACGCTAACAGTGTCAAAAATTGCTTCAACGGATGCCCAAAATCTCTACAGTGGTACTATGCCTACATTTACAGTGGCATCCGCATCAGGAATAGGTGTAGGCCAAACTTGGCAAAATGTAAAATCAAATCGAGCAGTAGATATATCTTATACAAATAGTACAGGTGCGCCTATTATGATTGCGTTGAGTTTTTATTTACAACATGATAGCACCCTCTCTGTCTATGTTGATAATGTTATGGTTTTATCTTCAGGCAGTCCAGCCGATGATTCCTACCACAATTTAACTTTTATCGTTCCAAATAGTTCGGCATATAAAGTTACTAAAAATGGTGGAACGATAGATATTTGGGCAGAATTAAGGTAATCAGCAATATGGTGTTTTTAATGTCAAGGATAGCATAACAATGGCTTACAGCGTAACTCGGGCAGACGGTACACGATTAGTCACCGTTGCTGACAATAGCAAAAATCAACAGTATTCAGTGAGTTTTGTTGGTAAAGGGCTTGCTGCCTACGGCACCATGCTCAACGACAATTTTCTTAGACTGTTGGAAAATTCTGCCAGCAGTACTGCTCCACTTAGTCCAGTACTGGGACAACTTTGGTATGACACAACTAATAATTTATTGAAAATTTGCAAAGATGAAAATCCTATACTGTGGGTCGCAGTAGGGTCGTCTATTGAAGCTGTAGTTAGTTTAGGTAACGTGTCAACTGCTGCAATTATTGACCGTGCACTGGGCAATATATTTAATATTACTGCAACTGGTAATTTTGCTGTTGCTATCAATAATATCACAGCCGGGCAAACGCTGACAATTTTTGTAACTCAAGACAGCGCAGGAAATAGAATTTGGACATATCCAGCTACTTTTAGATTCCTAGGCGGCGTTAATACTCTCAGTACTGCTGCAAGTGCTGTAGACAAAATAAACATACTGTTTGATGGTACTTACTATTTTACTGATATTACCAAAGGATTTACAGCAGTAACTCCGCCATCTCTAGGCACAATAACTACTACCGCTACAGGCAATAGCGGGGCATCAACTATCGTCGTCGCTAGCACTGCTGGTCTAGCTGTTGGACAGGGTGTTACTGGCACTTGTATAGGGGCAGGTGCAGTTATTACCGCAATTGACACTCAAACCAAAGTCGTAACACTAAGCGTACCTAATACTTGTGCAGTTACAGGGTCTGTGATATTCACCCCGGCAGTGACTACTACCACAACTTCAGCAACAACCACAACAGCAGCACCGACTACTACAACTACACGAGCGACAACTACAACTACAACAGCGGCACCGACGACTACAACAACAGCGGCACCGACGACTACAACAACTACTGTGGCGCCTGCCCCTGCAGTTACATTGTCAGTTAGCCCAGCAAGTCCAATTACAGTAGGCACAACATCGTCAATAACTGTTAGCGGTACAAACTTGGGCTCTAGAAGTATCGATCTACGAATATATGATCTTAGTAACGTTCTACAATACCAAAGTTATTTCTCCTCTGGGTCAGGCACAGTACGCACCTTAGGTACAGGCACATATTCTATAACAGCTCGTGCTGTAGATTTAGGCACTATGGTGTATGCAGGTAATACAGCAACAGCTACTTTAGTTGTTAATGCGGTTACAACTACAACCACAACTACTACTGCAATACCAAGTCCAATTCAAGAGCAAACGTTTACCTGGTTGTCTGACAGAACATTTAATCTGTCACACACCGGGCTTGACAATATTGTATTTGATTTCCTAGAAACTGGGTATATTCAAATTATTGGTTGGAAGCAGAACTCCAGTTACGCTACTTTAACAGGGCCCGGAGCAGTTGACCTTACAGTTGCTGGCTACAAACAATGGTACAATGGCCCATTAAGTGCACCTGGGACACAAGGCTTTTACTACATTAGATATAGAATAAATTCTTCAACTGGTACTTATAACGCAGCAACTGCCGGGGTGTGGACTGAAATTAGCGATAGCGGCCCAAGTCCTGCATCTGTTGTTAGAGAACTTATTACTGGTGGAAATATTACAGAAACACGAACTAATCATTTTGTTAATGTGGTTGCTAGTAGTATTGGCACAAGTTCTTCGATTAACTTTGATATTGATTTTGGTCAATACGATGGTAACGGTGTTAGCCTAATCCGTACGATTTCCAATATTACTTTATCTTGTTCTGTGTCGGCTACAACTACAACTACTACAGCGGGACCGACAACTACAACTACTACAGCGGCCCCGACAACTACAACAACTACAACAACCAGTACCACTACTACAACTACTACAACTACTACAGCAGCACCTGGCGCACCAGTAACTACACTAGGATTTAATGGTAATAACTACTATTGGAGCAAGTCAAGTTCTGGTGTAAGTTCAATGGCATTGAAGTTCCAATCTAATGGAACTTGGACAATAGTCAAAGCCAATACCGGTAGCTCACCGTTCTTTGCAATTAACGGTTATCCTGATTCGTGGAGCAATACTATCACTGGCAACTGGTACTCGCCTACTACTGCCAACGTTGGCACTGGTTATTTGATTAAGTTTACTTCAAATGATTACAATTTTGCTGGTAACGGGTCAACCACACTCAGTGGTGGCGACAGTGGCTGGTTAGTGCTTAATCAAGACAGGACACAACAAGCAAGTATCACTGCTGGCGGGGGAGATGCTATTTATGTTGCTTGGCGTGTAGATATTGCTATCAACAACGGTGGATCACCGGGTGCTATTGTGGCTACTAGTGTAATAGAATTTGACGGCAGCCATACCTAAAATTAGGCTTGGCTTATATCAATACCGCAGCGGCTGAGAAATTCAACGCCGCTGTGGTCACGATAACCGTGCCTATAGTAAACTGATGCGATACCACTTTGATATATCAGTTTAGCACAGTCCATGCAGGGCGCATGAGTTACGAACATAGCAGAACCTACTCCAGACTCGGAGCACCGAGCTAATTTTGCAATGGCATTTGATTCTGCGTGAATTACCTCGGGTCGAGTTTTTAAGACAACCGGAAATCCATCCTCGTGGGATATTTCATCTTCACAGTTGTTGTCCCATCCTGCTGGAGTCCCATTGAACCCAATACTGATGATGCGTGTTGCTTTGACAATGATAGCGCCAACTTGCAGTCTACGAGCGCGACTTAGCTGAGCTGTTCTCTCAGCTATGTCCATGTAATAGTCAACGAACCTTGGTGTCATACCAAGGTGTTGGTCATTGGGAAGATTTTTGAAATAACATCAGCACAGGCCAGCGCAATCTCTTGATGCTCTAGTTGTGTGCCATTGGCTGCTCGCAGTTGGATATAATGTATCCAACTTCTAAGTGTGCCATTCATATATAATCTACTAACAGTATTGCCCTCGGGAAGTACAGCACGAGCTTGTTCCTTGGCAATTCCATTGTCCACAGCCCAAGAGTAAGTTTCACGTGCTAGTTTAATCAACTGATGTTGACGCTCCATCCACATCTTGTTGAGTTCTCTATATGCAGGATCAGACAAGTCCGGTTCAATACTGTTTTGCCTGTTCTTGGTATCCTGCAGCCGTGTCTCACGAATCACAAAATCCAAGTCTCGAGTAGGATCAGCATAGCGTTGACTAAACTCTTGGAAACTGAAACTACGATGACGTAGCATTTGGCGTGCAATATCCCTAGTAGTCTCAATCTCCAAACAAGCTGAAACCATTTCCAGTGGGCTCCAATGCTGATGCCGAATCAAATAATTAATTAGTCGTTCATTGGTTTCGGTATTGAGTTGGTTGCTGGGATTACTAACTCTAGCACAGTAAGCGATTAAGTCCTGTACGTCAAGTTCAAGCCCAAATTCATTTTCAAGTTCTTCCGTTGCTCGACTGTAACTTATTAGTTTTACTTTCATAAATCTTTGAGTAATCGATCAGTTTCGGCCTGCACAGTTCGTGCTACACTGGCCACAGAAATATAATAGTCTACGTCTTCAATGTAGTCGTCAAGTTCGCGGAGTCGACCCGACAAGTGTTGATCAAGTTCCACTGGGTCGTGTCCACCGGCCAAGAGCTGTGCAATGTTAATTGGTACGCGGCTTCCATCTCGAAGATTGACTACCACGTACTGAATAACTTCAATGGGAACATCTGTTTTATCAGCCTCTTTAACCCACCGCTGCCATTCGGCTCGGGTATTGAGGGTGATTTTTTTAGCTCTTGGCCGTCGGGGCTTTTTTTCTTGCATTGGCCGCCGCTCGCTTTGGTGCAGTAGTAGCATCAGTTTTTTCGTTAATAGTTGTTGTTCCAGCCAGTGTTGCTGCTTCTTGGTCCAGCGTATCAGCTTCTTTCAGTAACTCGGCTGCTTGCTGACGCATACGAGCACTTTGTTCACGGCGCTGCCGAGCCAGGTCCTCGTCGGTAAGTACATCAGGAATAGATGGCGCTGCGGTAGTGGCCTTAGTTGAACGATTCATGTCGTTTAGTTTCTTATTGGCCTGTTTACCTCGTTCCATTTCTTCGATGATTTTGTTGACTTCCTCAAGGGTAACCTTGGTTGAGGCATTGGGAGTAAGTGTAACTTGATTGGTGGGAATTTTTTTAATTAATCCACTAGCATGAAGTGAATTTAGTGCATTAGTGCCGTCCTTCATGGTTACTCGAAACAGCGCTTCGGCAAAAACTTCTGCAGTTTGCCCTGCATTGCTTTCTACACAACGCATAACTTCTTCGTGAACCAGTGGTGGGAGAGAATCTGAATATGCAACCAAGCACATATGATCCTCGTCGGGTACAGTTCTGTATAGCACAACCAGCTTTTTGCCTTTGTGCGTTCCAATGTGCTTGATCATGATATTTATTCAGCAGCAGGTGTTTCGGCAGGAGCAGCATCAGCGGCTGGAGCAGCCGTTTCTTTTACTTGTCCTAGAAAGTTTGAAATTTTCTCATAAATGGTACCAACAGCAGTGAATTCCTTGGGACGGAAAGCGCCACGTTGTGTAGCAACGTCAATGATTTGTAGAACTGAGTTTAGATCTTCTAGGGTAAGAGTAACTTGCTCGGTTGGTGCGGGTTGAGTTTCAGTCATGATAACAATCTCCTTTAAAGTTAGTAGTTATGTTAATATTATTTAACTACACACTTAACGACGGCAAAATTTTTACCTAGAATTTAAATCTATCAGGTTCAAGCTAAAAAATACTAGGTCTGATGCATCTTCAAAGGCAGCACAATGTAGATAATCAAACCCAACGTCAGTGCTTTTTACATAGCGTTGACCAAAAAAGAATCTTGAATCGGTATGTTCGTAAATCCAGTTCAGTATAGATTTAGAATCAGACACTTGTAGATTAAAGTATACAGGTTCGAAATGAGCGTAGAGTACTTCTACTCTACGCTGATTGTGGTAGTCTAACGGGTTAAATTCCAAAGTATTATTTTTTTGGTTCGGTGTACGGAACTGTCAAGCCCCACGGTGCTTCAATACGCTCTCCGCCACTGTGAGCAATCCACAGCGTTTGGCAGTAGTTCTCATCGCCCCACCCGTCACCGGTCATCATGTCTGTAAAGAACACTAGTAACTTGGGCTCAATATTGTTCTCTTTCATCCAAGTCCAGTTAACGTCAAAACTAGTGCCGCCTCCGCCCTGTACTTGGTAGTCCATGATGTCGTCCAAGTTGTCGCTAGTAAACACTTGATGATTGTATACCTCAGTGTCAAAACTCCACACTTGTACGCGAAACTCGGCATACTGCTCCATAATGCCTTTGATCTCGCCCATAATGTCTCGCAACATTTTGTCGTTCATACTGCCGGACGCGTCAATTGTTACGCACACATCAATAGTTTCTTCGGGCAACAGTCCGGCCATAATAGCATCACCGTGCCAGCCTTTGCGGTTAGGTCGCATGAAACTGTAGTCGTTTTTAATAGTACTTTGAATCTGCTGTGGCAGCAGCTCACGCCAGTTCATTTTAGGCTCGGTAAAGTCTTGAATCAGACGCCCAATACCTTTTGGCAAGTTGCCGGCACCAGCTGCCTGAGCAGCTTGAATCATTGCATCTTTAATTTCGTCTTTAATGGCATCCCGCTGTTCTTTAGTGAGACGGGGCCGACCGGTGCCTTCACCTTCGCCCTCATCTCCGTCCTCGCCATCCATGTGCTCGTCCAGCAGTTGGTCAACTAGGTCTTGGATGTTGATCTTTTCGGCATTAGCATAGAGATGGTCATAAATCTCTTCCGAGCTCCAGCCTTGATACTTTTTGTCGTACAGCCCAGGAGTCTTGCGTGGGCGCTGTCCAATCTTGGATTCAATTAGGTCAGCATTAACGCAGTAGTCGGCCGCGCAGTTGTATAGCCTTGGGTCACGATGCTCACGACGTCCAAAATGGTCATAGCATACATGTAGAATCTCGTGTCCAATAACAAACTCAATTTCTTTAACGTTGAGGTCCTTAAAGAACTCGCTGTTATAGTAGAGGGTTCGCCCATCTGTGGCCGCAGTGCCTAACCACTCGTCACCATTGACCAGTGTCATGCGGGTTGCCAAGTTACCAAAAAACGGTTGTTTCAACAGCAGGCCAATCCGAGCAGTAACAATCTTTTCGCGCACTTCGCGATC